TTATGTGAAAAATGTGGATTATGGAAGGATGCTAAGCATCCTTGTGTTACAGGAAGGGGCGATCCATCAGCAAAATTACTTATTTTAGGAGAAGCCTTAGGAGAACAAGAGGACTTACAAGGATTACCTTTTGTAGGTTCTTCTGGACAAAGACTACAAGCATATCTCGATAGATTAAATATCAAATATTATATAAGTAATGCTGTAAAATGTAGACCTACTTCTAAAAGTTTAAATAGAAAAGGTGAAACTATTCTTCATAATAGAACACCTACTGCTAAAGAAATAAAATTATGTTCAGCAAAAACATATCAGTTAATAGATAAAATAAAACCTACTGTAATATTAACTCTAGGATCTATACCTGTAACTCAATTATTACATTTGGGTCTAAGTATGACATCTGTTCGTGGAAGAACGTATTATCATCCACAATTAGAATGTCATATTGTACCTACTTGGCATCCTGCTTATTTAGGATACAGTGGAGATAAACTTGTAGAAAAGCAATTTATGCAAGATCTTCATCAGGCTATAGAATTATTAAAAGCACCCAGAGTAAGACAAATTAACTCTAATCCGAGATCACTTCAGGATCCTGTAGAAATTAAGGAATATCTGGAGTATTTAAATACTATTGAAGAATGTGCCATTGACTTAGAAACAACAGGGTTAAATCCTAGAAAAGATAGGATAACAGATATCTCTTTATGTGCAAAATGCGGTGAAGGTGTACATATAAGATGGATAGATATACTTCCATATTTTGAGTGCTTAAAAAAACTTCTAGAAAAACCAGAATTAAAATGTGTATTTCAAAACGGCAAGTTTGATACTGCTTTTCTAAAAGCTATTGGTATTAATGTAGCAAATTTTTATTTTGATACCCAATTGGCTTATCATACAACTACAATGACTTTTGAAGGTGAAGGAAAATCTCTTTATAGTTTGGAGGTTATGTCTTGGCTTTTAACAAGAGAAGGAAATTACAAAGCAATTCTAGAAGAATTTGGTGGAATAGCAGGTCATCAAAATGGAATATTGCAGAAGAAAGCAGAGAAGAAAGAAAAGGAGATAAAGAAGGAACAAGAGAAGAAGGAAGAAAAGAAAAAAGAACAGAAGTCAGAGAAAACTAAACAAGTAATCAGAGTTCCAGTAGTAGAATGTAATTCTTTATTTGATGATATGGCAGAACCAGTAGTTAAAACTAATATCGCAAATGAATATTTTTCTCATTTATCTACTGAAGAAGATGGTAAATTTCTTGAAAAGTTTACACCAGCAAAGAAATTAAGAAGAACATTATTAGAAGAAGATCCAAATATTTTTATAATAAATGAAGAACAAGAAAAAGAATTACAGACTTATGTAACCTTTGTTTCAGACAAGCTTAAAAAGAAATTAGAATCTACAAAACTAACAGCTTTAGAGTATTATTCAGCAATGGATGCGGATGTTACCTTTCAAATTTATAAGAGATTGAAACCACAGATAGATTCAGAATTTAAAGAGGTATTTTATGATTTAATTATGCCTCTTTCTTCTACACTACAACGATTAGAACAGAACGGTATTCTTCTAGATACTCCTTACATAGATATGCTTTTAGACGAGAATCGTGCTAGAACAGCAGAAATAAAAAATTCTTTTTTTAAGAAAGTAAAGAAAGAATTTAATATGGATTCACCAAAAGAATTAAGAGAAGTTATTTATGATCATTTAAGAATTCCAGTAGAAGAAGAATATATGACTAATGGTGGAAAAAGTGGAGTAAAAATGCCTTCCACCGATAAAAATGCTATAGAGTATTTAGCTAAAAAACATCCTATTTTAAATGGAATTGTAGAATACAGAAAACTCGAGAAAGAAAATTCTACATACTTGGATGGATTTAAAAATCATGTAGATCCTGTTACTGGAAGAATTCATACATCTTTTTTGCAGCATGCTACCGCAACTGGCAGATTATCTTGTATAGCTGAAGGTACCAAGATTGCTATAGTAGGAGAAGAAAAAAATATAGAAGATGTCCAACCAGGAGATTTTGTTTATAATTATGATAATGATGGAAATTTAACTATTTCTAAAGTATTAAATAAATCATATAGCGGATACGGTGATTGTGTAAGAGTTAAATGGCAAAGTTCAGGAAATGGAAAAATAGGTGAATTAATTTGTACACCTGAACATAGAATACTACATAAGTATAATGGCTGGACAGAAGCTAAAGATTTAAAACATTATGATAAGGTATATCACCTAAGAAAAGGAAAAACTTACTCTTATGATCCTCGTCCACGACTATATGGTACAAATTCTTTTTGTGAAGACGAACAAAGATTTATAAAAAGAGTATATTTTAAGGCAGATCCTAAAAAGACACATATTCATCATATAGATCACAATCCTTCTAATAACAGAATTTCTAATTTGGAAATTTTAGATAGTGCTGAACATAATAGATATCATTCTAGATTGCTATACGAAAAAGGAATAGTTAGTGAAAGGCACATGCATACATCAGAAGCGCATGCAAAACGATTACAATCTTTAAAATATGGTAAAGATAATCCAACATATATTTATAAAACTAAAGAAGAACTTATTCAAATGTTAAAGGATGCCAAAGGTATAGTTACGCATATTCCAATGGATTTTTTAACATATAAACAAAAATGTGAAACAGAAGGTATCAATCTTAAAGAACTTTGTGACTGTTTCTCAAGAGGTAAGTTTTTTATTTCTCAAGAAGATGTTTTTAAAGTATGGGATAAATATAAAGATTATGAATATCCTATATATAGATGTGCAGGTGAATTGCATATAAGTCAAGATAAGTTTAAAAGATTATTAAAGTATTATGATATATCAACTAATCATGTAATTCTATCAGTTAAACCTGCAGGTAAATATCATGTTTGGGATTTAGAGATAGAAAATTATCCAAATTTTATTGCTAATGAAATCTGTGTTCATAATTCTAGTGCACCTAATACACAAAATATACCTAGAGATAACCGTATTCGTAATATGATTATTCCTAGAGAGGGATGCAAACTTGTAACTGCTGACTTATCACAAGCAGAATTAAGAATTCTAGCTATGATGGCAGACGATAAGAAAATGATAGATGCTTTTGCATCTGGATATGACTTCCATGCTTATACTGCATGTGCAATGTTTGGTATAAAACCAGAGATATTTGATAAAGAAAATAATCCAGATCATAAAGCAAAACGATCTCTAGCAAAAAATATTAATTTCGGTATTGCGTATCAAATGTCAGCAAATTCATTAGCTTCAGATGTGAATATTTCATTAAAAGAAGCACAAGATTTTATTGACAAATTTTACAATACTTATTTTAATGTAAAAAGATGGATAGATAAAACAAAATCTTTTGCTTTAAAGAATGGATATGTACAAACATTGCACGGAAGACGTAGATATTTGCCGTATGTACACAGTTCAGATCAAAAAGTTCGTGAAGGTGCATTAAGGCAAGCCGTAAATACACCAATTCAAGGCACTGCTAGTGATTGTGCTTGTTTTGGTCTTATTAGAATTCAAAAGTTTATAGACGAGAAACAGTTAAAAACAAAACCTATCATGATTATACATGATGAAATTGTTCTAGAAACGCCTTTTGAAGAAGTAGAGTTAATGGTAGAAAAATTACCATATTTTATGACACAAAATTTACCAAAAGTAACAATTCCATTAGTAGCAGACGCAGAAGTTTTAACGAGATGGAAGAAATAGGAGGATATTTTATATGAAAGTTTTACTTGAAACTCAAAATCTAAGAAATTGCTTAAATTATATTAGCAAAATAACAACGAAAAGCAAGAAAAGTGGTGGATCACCTTTATACTCACAAGTTCAATTGGATTTTAAGAATAATAATTTAACATTATACGCTTACGATTCAAGTTATGGTCTACAAATTTCATACGGAGAAGTAAATTGCGAAGATTCTCGTTATCTTATTGATGCAGAAGGCATTTCTCATGTCGTAAAATATAGTGAACAAGAGAAATTAGATTTTGATTTTAAAGAAACTCGTTTAGTTGTAAAAGATGGTAATAGTTCTTATAAATTTAACTATTTTTCTTCTGAAAATTCTTTAAGTTACATTTTTGAAAATATATCAGAACAATCTGAAGTATTATTAACTACTAATGCAGCAGAATTTAGTAAAATTTTTAAGTTTTTGGATCCTTGCATTGCGAATGATGCGGCAAGACCTTTTTTAAATGGCATTCAGTTTGATGGTAATTTTGTAGCAGCAGACGGAAACATATGCGGGGTATATTCTAATGATATAAAGCAAGAAAATACAGTATTTTTACTGAGTGAGAGTCTTGATTTGATATCATCATTACCAGAGAATAAAGATATTCTAATTTACAAAGCAAATAATCTTAATATTATAGAATGCGATAATTTAAAAATGATTACTCCACAAATCAATGGTGCTTTTCCAAATTATAATAAAATCATAGATATAACTTCTAATTATTCGTACAAATTTGCAGTGGAGAAATCTAGATTGCAAAAAGTCAGTGAAAAACTAACACCATTTGCAGATATACACCAACGATTAATGGCTTCTGCAGTATTTACTAAAGATGGTAATCTACAATTAGCAGCAGCTTCTGAAGGTACAAAGGAAGGATTAGAGATTATAAATAGTATTGAAGCAGTTTCACCGAAAGAAGATATTACATTTTATTTAAATATTAGATTACTAGCAAGTTTGGTTAGATCCATACCTAGTGATTTAATTTATATCAAATATAGTGATAATGTAAAAGCACCATTATTAATTACGGATGAAGGACAATTTTCTAATTTTCTAAGTGTTTATAACTATATTAAAAATAGCTAGAAATATCTAATAGTTTTATATTATAATTAATTAATAGGATAAAAGTAGAATGAAAATACAAAAAAAATTTACTACTGAAACAGCCCATATAGTAAGAGAAGCTTCATCGATTCGTTGCAAGAATAATATACATGGTCATAGCTATACTTGGATAGTAACAATACAAGGTGGTCTAGATCATGCAGGAATGATTATAGATTTTAAAGATTTAAAACCTATTAAGGATTTTATAGATCTTTTTGATCACGCAACTGTTTTTTGGTCTAAGGAACCGGATTGTGAAATTCTAGCTTTTTTTCAAGATAAATTTTCAAGAGTTCTTATCATGAAACAAAATCCTACAGCAGAAAATATGGCAAGATCACTTTTCAAATTTACTAAAGATTGGTTACAAAAAGATTATCCTACACTTTCTGTTGCAGAGGTAGCGGTATGGGAAACCGCTACAGGATGTGGTATTGCTACCGAATGCAATGGGAATGATATTTTAGTTTACACTCATTCAGATACTAACTAAGTGTGGTGATTTTTAATGTCTTTTAAAAAGGCTAATTTTGTTAATTGGGATGATATTGCTGCCTATTGTAGAGAATTAAGAGTACAAGAAACACCAGATGTAATTTTAGCAGTCCATCGTGGTGGTCTTCCTATAGGAGTTCTTCTAAGTCATAAATTTCATGTTCCAGTAGAAATACTATATTTTTCTAGATATGATAGTAATACAAAGATTAAATGTAATCTTTCTAGAAAAGAAGAATATAATAGAATATTAGTAGTAGACGATGTATCTGATAAAGGAGAATCCTTAGAAAGAATTACAGAATTTTTATCAAAGAAGTATTATATTAAAGAATTAACTACACTTACATATGCAATAAAAAATAAAACACAATTTAAACCAAATTATTTCAAAAAAGAATATGACGATCATATTTGGTTAATCTTTCCTTGGGAGGCAATATGACAGAAAAAGAATGGAATTTAGATATTACAGAAAGCTTCACGTCCATACAGGGAGAAGGAATTCATGAAGGGGTTCCTTCCCATTTTATTCGACTTGCAAAATGTAATGCTTCATGTCCTTTCTGTGATTCTAAATATAGCTGGAAATCTGGAGATAAATATGATTATCAAGGTATTTCAGCACATTTAAGTATGATGTATATTGCAAATCCAAAAGTTAATATGCTAACTATAACAGGTGGTGAGCCAACTTTACAAGATTTAAACCCACTAACATCTTTAGTTAAAGATTTTTATAATTGGTTTATAGAAGTAGAAACAAATGGTTTGATTCATAAAGATAGAGAATTGGAAAAAGACGTAGATTTATGGATTGTTTCACCAAAACTATACTCAGAAGATATAATAAAAAGATATAATCAAGAAATTTTAGATAGATTTTTATATACGAATCATATCTTTAAATTTGTTATAGGAACAGAAGAAGAACTAAGTATTGTTTTAGATTTTATAAAATCATATAAATTGGATCTAGATAATAATATTTGGTTAATGCCTAAAGGTACTTCAATAGAAGAAATTAGAAAATCAAGCAAACTACTTGTCCCTGTTTGCCTAAGAAAAGGATGGAATTTATCTTCCAGACAACAGATAGTTATTTGGGGCAATAAAAAAGGAGTATAATGTTATGAATTATTATTGTAAAAATGGTGCATATCATACCTATAAGTGCTGCAATACATGCTGGAATTTACATCCAAAAGCAGAGAAAAATAAAATGTTTTTCGGTAGTGAGACCTTTAATAAAGTATTAGATCAAAATTTTATTCAAAAAGCAAAACAAGTAGGATTTACTGAGCAACAAATAGAATTCTTATCACAGATTATTTCTACAAGATTAAGTGTAGTTATGGAGTAAGAAGGATGAAAATAATTACAACTTCTGATGGTAAGTGTAAAATACTTTCTTTTCTTTCTGAAAAGAATATAGCAGCATTTACACTCGATTCTGGTGATTGTCATAATGCAGAACCTATTAAATTAACGTTAAACACATATATCTCCGATTTAGATATTATTGCAAGATGTGAGGGTCTTGATAAAGATTTAAGAATTTTTACTGTTTGTTCTTCTTGCCGTAAAACTTATAATGATTGTAGCTGTGATCATCTTCATTCTATTGCTTCTAATTATCAATTATGTGTTAGAGATCTAGAAGGAAAATTACTAGGTTATATACAAAGAATAGAAATTTTTGGTAGTGCAGATCAAGATAAACCTATTGTTAAAATATATAAATATGAAATAGATAATAGTAATACAGAAGATATAGTAGTTAAAAGAGATGAAAATGGACAACCTAAACTTTTTATATATTAGAATTTTAAGGAAGAAATATCAACAGAAATGTTGTTTGACCGTTTCCTAATTTATTTTCTTAGGAGAAAAGATTATGGGTAGAGATACAAATTGCGTAGTACTTCTTTCTGGTGGTTTAGATTCAACAGTTATGCTGTATTGGGTGAAAGAGAGATATGATAAGGTATTTCCTCTTTATATTAACTATGGATCAAGTCATAAAGAAAAAGAATTTTATGCCGCACAACAAACATGTAAGGAATTAGGATTATTTCTAGAAGAAGTAAAGTTAACTGGCAATATACTTTCAGATTCTTCTCTAGTAGACAAATCTATTAGAACTCCAGATGATTTAAAAGATACAATTAATACAGTTGTTCCATTTAGAAATATTATGATGATTAGTATCGCAGCTAGTTATGCAGATAAAGTAAATGCCGGTGTAATTGCAACTAGTCCAACACGAGAAGATTTCGATGTTTTCAGAGATTGTAGAAGAGAATTTCATGATGCATTAGAAAAAACTTTACAGATTGCTGCAAAGTACGATCAACCCTATCAAATTTTAACACCTTTTATTACTAATACTAAAGAAGATGTTATTCGTATTGGTGTTGATATGGATGTAGATTTTTCAAAAACCTGGTCTTGTTATAATCCACAAAGAGACGAACCCTGTGGTGTATGTCCAGCATGTAGGGTTAGAGAAAAAGGATTTATGCTAGCTGGTGTAAAAGATCCACTTAGGAGAAATTAATGCTTAGTTCATTAGATACGTTTTATTACACAGATGAAAATATAGATTATATAGGTGATCAACTTCATAGTCTATTCAATTTTAAAACTGCTAATATGATAGGAGATTCTGTTTTTGCTTTTGAAGGAAAAATGGATGTAAAAACTGATCATATGGTAGATATTGAAGATGTAAAAGAAAATGATTATATCTGGTCGCCTAAAGCTCTTAACTTTATTATAGAGATCTTTAACATCAATATAGAAACTGCAGTACTATATCAAAGAGCTTTTATGCAGATTTGTACAAATGTTCTTAAAGATATATTAGCAGAATCAAATATTATAGTTTATTTAGTTAAACTGAAAGGTGATGATATTCTAGTTAAAACATTGGATGGAGAAGTTTGGAAGAAGCTTTCTGTATCTATTGCTACAGTAAGTCATATTTCTGGTTTAATCCACGTAGGTATTAATATAGATACAGATATGAATATACCTGTTCCAGCAATAGGATTACAAGAACTTATCGATTTGCATGTATACGAATTTGGTGTTCGTGTACTAGAACAATTTAAAGACTTTCATAAATCTATAAAATTTGCTTCAGTTAAAATAAAAGGTGTTTAATATATGGAAGAACAACTAATTAAATTACTCCAAAAAGAATCGTTTAAGAAAATGGAAGAAGGAGCAAGACTTCTTCTTGAGGGTTTAGGTGAAGTAACAGCACCAGAATCTACCAGTCCCTTAACAACATATTCGACAATTTCTTTGGATGATCCTAATTTTAAGAAAACACCTTATAGGATAGCAAAAGCTTGGGTAGAAATGTGTATAGGTCTTTCGCAAAAACACGAAGTAACAAAAATATTAGAAACCAATTTTCCAAGTAATTATACAGGAATGATAATTATTGATTCAATTAATTGTTATTCAATGTGTCCACATCATGCACTTCCTGTAGCTTATCGTGTAGATTTTGGATATATACCTTCTGATAAAATGTTGGGTCTTTCGAAGATTCCTAGATTTATAAAACTCTTAGCTAAACAACCCATACTTCAAGAGGATTTTACTAAACAATGTATTGAACAATTTGTCGAACATGTTAAACCTGAAGGTGCTATTTGTGTGGTAAAAGGTGTACATAATTGCATGGTTTGCAGAGGCGTTGGTGCTATTAATTCAAGTGCTACTACGTCAGAAGTCTACGGAAGTTTTGAAAAACTAGAAACTAGAACAGAATTTTTAAATTTAGTTAAAAAGAATACATAATGGTATATACTAAACAACAAAATATAGAGATATCTAAAAAAAGATATCAGTATGTTCAACAAATCATTAAACTGCTTCCTTCTAAAACTTATTTACATGAATGTTCTTTTGAAGAAGACAAGTTTGGTGGATCTGATTTTATAATCATTCAAAAAGCAATTAATGTCAGTTATGCATGTAGATTATTAAATGATAAACCGCATTGGGATCGTATAACTTTTCGTGTGCATACTTATGATCATACTGATGTACCTAATCAAAAATATAGTGAATACTATAAAATTCAAAGAGATGAAGTAACTTGGGATAGGTATTTCTTTGGTCATATAAATACTAGTAATATAATAACAAAGTGGTTAATTTTTGATAGAAGAAAAGCTATAGATAGTGGCATTTTTAATATGCCAGTTCAGCTTAATAACTTCAACTATCCCAGAAATCTAAAATGGAATGATTCAAAAAAAGAAGATGATAGAACAGGATTTATTTCTTGTAGGATGTCTGATTTTTTTAAAGTTGGTGCAGTATTACATAGTTACGATAAGAAAGGTACTTTAGATGTTTAATAATTTTTTTAGAAAGAAAGAAAAAGTAATAATGGATACTATACGAGATGATGATACAGTACATTTTCTAACCACACAAAGAATTATTGAAATATTAAATGATCCCAAACTGGCATCAGAAGATGAGATTAGAAATTTAGCTTATACTGTTTTAGAAACTTTAGATATTTTAAGTAATGCAATTATGCAAAGTATCACTGATAAAGGTGATCCTTCAAATTTACATTAAGGAAGTATGTATGAGTAATATAATAGAATTTATATCTAAATGTTTTGCTTTTAAAAAACTCAGAAAAGCAAATTATAAATGTGAATTTACTGGTGTAGAACTTTCAGGAAGTACTGGATTTGCAGTATATTCTATTTATAATATTGCAGAAATAGAAGAGTATGTAAAATCATATGAAAATAAAGATGAGATTATTTACTGGGTTTTCGATAGAATGTGGGAAGATTGGCTTTTGATAATTTCAAAAGATGTTCACTTCGAGCAAGAAGAAAAGGTTAGACAATCAATTAAATCGTTAGATGACTATGCAAAAAAGATTATAGATAAAGTTATAGATAATCTAAAAACTCCTCTAGGTTCTAGAACAGCATATATTAATGAGTACGATCCTACTCTGCTTCTTCCAGTTAAAAGACAACCTACACGTGAAGCAATTGGATATGAGTATATTCCTTTTGTAGGTCTAGATGTATGGAATGGTTATGAATTATCTTATCTGGATAGAAATGGAAAACCTGTAAATAAAATGATTCGTATTGCTTATGATTCAGATAGTGAATCTATTATAGAATCTAAATCGTTAAAACTTTATTTTAATTCTTTTAATAACACTATAGTAGAAAAATTAGGTAAAGGTAATATAATAGATATTATTAAGCAAGATTTAAAACAAGCAATTAAATGTAATTCTATAGAAGCATACTTTATAGAAACAAATTATATTCATGATTTTGCTAAGTATTACTATCCTATAGATCAATTACGTTGTGATAAGTATTCATATGATTATGACCCAGATTTGCTTGAAATTCAACCTTCATTATATAATTATCCTATTTTTCTAAAGACAGATTTACTTAAATCTAACTGTAGACACAGTGGTTTACCAGATTGGGGAACTGCTTATATTTCTTATGAACCAAATTCTGCGCAATTGGATCCTTATTCTGTTTTAAAATATATAATTTCTTTCAGAAATCACAGAGAATTTCATGAAGAGTGTTGTGAAAGAATTATGCACGATATCATGTTTAAAATTAACCCAAAATGGTTACGTGTAGAACTTCGGTACACACGTAGGGGCGGTTTAGATATCAACCCAATTCGTGTATTTGATTCAATAGGTGAGTATAATTATGATTTTCATGTTGAATTTTCTAGATATGCAAGGGAGATAAGGCAATAGATGGAGAGATTAGTTCTTTCTGCTTTCATACGCTATTATCATATCTGCAAATACTTAGGAGCCAAGAACTTACTTGGCTCCAAGCATTATCCAGAGCAGATAGTAAAAGCTTTGGATTATGTTCAAGGCACAGATGCTATTAATCCTATAACAGGAGAAAGAGATAAAGGTATAGATGGCGTAAATCTTATTATAGATTCTGGAGCTTTTTCTGTTTGGAATGCAGGTGGTAAATTAGATGTAATGGAATATATTGAATTTTTACGAAAATTTGAAAAAGAACACAGATCTAAATTTAATGAAGTATGGTATGTTAATTTAGACGTTATTCCAGGAAAACAAGGTGAATCACCTACTATGCAGCAAATTAATGATGCAATAGAGGAAGGATTTAAGAATTATGATATCATGCGAAATGAATTTGATAATGTAATTCATGTATTCCACCAAGGTGATTCAGAAGAAGCATTATTACGATTATTAGATACAAAACCTGCTTATATTGGTATATCTCCTTCTAATGATGTTATGACACCTCAGAGAACCATTTGGTTGGACGAAACTTTTAAGAAAGTACCGAAGGAAGTTAGAACTCATGGATTTGCTGTAACATCTTTTGATTTAATGAAATCATTCGATTGGTTTAGTGTAGATTCAACTTCTTGGTTTATGATAGGAATGTATGGAAAGTTATCTATACCTTTTAATTCTAAAGGAAAGGTTGTGTTAGGTGACGACGATGTATATTCCAAAAAAGAAATTAGTGTTTCTGTAGAAAAAGCAAGTAAAGGTCCAGATGGATATAAATTTTTAATGCAATCACATAAAAAAGGTAATAAAGCTTTTCTTGAACAAGTAAATCAATATATAGAATATCTGTGCAAGAGATATCCATTTATAACACCTTCAGATTTATTTGGTGAAAGAAATCAAGCAAGAGTATTTGCTAATTTAAATGTGTTTTTAGATTTCGAAAGACAAGGTAAAAGAACCTGTAATGTAGAAGTAAATTCATTGTTCTAAAGGAGAAGGATATTTATGGTAATATATAATCCTCCACCTCAAAACCAGAGTAGAAAAAAAAGAATTCTTGGTAGAATAGTAAGATTATTATTTTGGATTTGGTTATTTGGAGCAATACCTATAGGTGTTCTTATTAATAGTACCGCTGCACTGTATTGGATTTTAAGCCCATTTATAGTTATAGTAATATTAGGAATCGCCAATCATATTTGGAATGGATAATTAAATTAAAATTAGAGGAAAATATGGAGACACTTGGTAAAATAACATTTGAAAAGGATGTATTAAATAGTTTAAAATTTTATACCATGTTATCAATTTTTCTTGGTAGTCAGGGTATGTCTGAAGAAAGATGTTCTAGAGCTCTTACAGAATATATTCATATGTTAAAAGAAAATGATGATCATTTTAAAGATCCAGAAGTTATGTGTGCTTATTTACAAGAAGCTTATAATAAGTTACCAGCTGATTTTCTAGAATTATTCGAAATACCTTCTGGGCTGGGTGATGGGATACGAATACTTGATAAAACCTATAATTGGATAAAATAACTTAAGGAGTAGATATGGCAGACGTAAAAGTTAAAGAAAAGAAAGAAAGTACATTTGTTGCGGATAAAGAACTATCTCCAGTAATTAATCAAATAAATAAAGAATTTGGTACCACCAAAATTACTACTCTTACTAAAGCTAAATCTTTTGCAGTTAAAAGATATTTTAGTGGTTCTTTTGGTATTGATCACATTACTGGTGGTGGATATACCTATAAAAGAATTCTTTTATTATATGGTCATAAAAGTAGCGGAAAGAATAGTCAGCTTTACCAAATGCTTGCTTATAATCAGAGACTATGCAGACATTGTAAAGGTGTTCTTCCTGAATATTTTGAAGCAAAAACATACGATAGATGGACAAATATTTTAGTTAATTATAAAAATATACCTGTGTGTAATTGTGGAAAAGCACAAGGTAAGATATTTCTTCTTCTAGATTATGAAAAGTCGCTAGGTGTAGAAGAACCAAGACCTACTATAGTTAGATCTATTACAAATAGAAATACTGGCGATGAAATCAATGAAAATGATTTTAATCAACAGGTAGATATTCTAAAAGATCTTAAAGCTAAAGATAAACTAACAGATGTAGAACAATCTATGATAAAAAACATAGAAACTTGGCTACAAAATCTAGATATAAAAGAACAAGAAATTACTAAGATACCAGAAACCGATTATATGTCAGCTTGTGGAATTAATATCGATAATCTTTTGGTTGCAGAACCCAAGTTTATGGACGAAGGTATTGATATTGTTAAGAAGATTGTTAAATCTAGAGAAGTAGATGGAATTATTTGGGATTCTATCCAAGCTGCAATTCCAATGTATGTGGAAAAACGAGATGCAGAAGAAGCAACAATGGGTGTTGAAGCAAAATTAACAGGTCTTTTAATGAGACAGATTGGTGCAGCATTTGCAGCAGATGATCTTCTTGATCCTGGCGAAGCATATAAACCTACAGTATTTATTACTTCACAAGTTAGAAGTGAATTAGGTACAATGTATGCTAAACCAGATTCATACTCTGGCGGTAATGCTTTAGCTCATCATATTTCTCTTGCTCTAGAAGTTAAAAGAGATAAGTTTCTAGATCAAAACGGAAGAGAGGCTGCTTGGGGGACTGTTTATTATGGTCAGCAAACTAGAGTTAGAGCAGAAAAAAGTAAAATAAGTTCACCAGGTGAAATGTTCACATATGATTATTACTTTAAGGCAACTCCACAATTTCCTGTTGGTACTATAGATCATATTAAAGAGATAATGGATTTAGGTATCGCTTTTTCACTAATAAAGCAAAGAGGACCTTATTTCGATTGCAACGGAAAAACGTTTCAAGGTAAAAATGCTTTACGAGAAGCTCTTGCAATGGATCCTTCTTTCACTTCACAATTATATAATGATATTATAAAAAGGTGCTAGATGAATTATAAGAAGATATCCACCAAGAGAGAAAAAGAAATTGCAAAAGATATTTCAGGACAAAGACATGTAGGTTCTGGAAATGTCTGGTTTAAAAGAGGCGATGCAAGTAATGAATTTCTTCTTATAGAAGATAAATTTGTTATATCAGATAGATACAGTATTAAGTTAGATATAATAGATAAATTAACATCACAAGCACATAAACAAGGAAAATTACCTATTTTGAGATTTGGATTTAGTAATAGATCCATATTTCAGAACTATGCATGTATAGAATCTTGTTATTGTAACCAAGAAGCAGAAGTAGGCTCTATTATGTTCTATACTTCTAGTAAGAAAAGTAAAACTATTAAATATAATGATTTATACGCTGCATTAACTACCTTTCAAGGTGATCCCATTGTATTAAAGTTGGTATTCTATGAAGAAAGAAGAACCTTCTATATAATAGAATGGCAAGATTTTTTAAAATCTCAAGAAAATCTTATTGTTTCTTTTTAGAAAAACTATATAATATAATATTATATAGTATAATACCATTTAAAGGGTTAATATATTGAAATGTCCTTACGGAATCTGTAGCGGAACGGGCTTTATGCCAGTAATCTCTGCAACAGGTGAGCAAGAATTTACTCCGTGTAAATGCCGCCTGGAAAGAATACAGAAAGAATCGTTAAGAAAAAAAAGAATAGAAGCCAGAATCCCGGTTCGATACTGGGATTATTCTTTTGATAATTATAAAGCTCTAGCAAAAATGCTAGAGCCTAAGTTATTACCAGCAGTTATTGCTTCAAATGCAGAATATCTTAAAGTTTTAGAAAATTATATAGATAACCCTCAAAAATTATTAGAAGGTCCTCAGGTTCTATGGATTTGGGGTACAGATGATAATGCTTGTCATACAACCCTAGCTACTGTTTTAGCAGATAGCTTATTAAAAGTTAATGTGAAAGTTCTTTTTCTTGAATTTTATAAACTAATGGAGATGTTTACAAATTTTTCTTCAAGATCTGAATATTTTCAGCAATTACAAGGGTATCAAGTATACATTTTAGATGACGCATTCGATACCACTAGATGTAATCCTACAAATTATAAACAATCTCAGTTATTTGGGTTTGTTAATGATTTATTAAATGATAATAAGCATATAATCTGTACATCTAATATTAGTGCTAAAAGTATTGACAATATTTTTAGTCAATTAAGAATAATTATTAATAGATCTGTGGAAGAAGTTAGACTTCAAGGATCTTTTACACCTATTCTTCAACATCTTAAATAAATATGGCAAAATTATTAACCTTCAAGTGTGAAGATGTAATTTTTGATGTTTATGATACTGAAAGAGTTCCTATGGACTCAAGTAAATATCAATATTTTATCACACCAAGAAGATTTGCACGAATAGAAGCCTGGAGAATTCAAAATAACTTAAATTCTCCAATTTCTACTAAAGAACAATTAGATTATCTTATACAAAATGATATGATAGGGACGTATAAATAGAATCTATGTCAGATACCTTTGCACTACCAGAATTGCCAATAGATTTAGATAATGAAGCATTAATTTTATCTAATGCTCTTAAAAATAAAAAGAATAGAGATCTTTTTATAAGAAAAACAGATTATCTTGATTTTAGATACAAAGAAAATCAAGTGGTAGCATGGGCAATTAAAGCAGTAGAAGAACAGAAGATGGATATTAATTCTGATGCTGTTTTATTAAAGTCAAAATCCTGTCCTGTAAGATATAATGTAGATTACAACTTTATTGATAGTTTAATTCAAAACTTTCCAGAAGTTGGTGAAGTAAACTATGACACTCATATTTCTAAACTACAATTAGATAAGATTAAATCTGAATTAGTAACAACATTCCATAAATCCATATATACTGCATGTTTAAATCCTAGATCAGATTTAAACTTTTTAGCAGCAAGAATGCAAAACGTAAATGATATCCTTCAAAAAGGATATTCCTATAGTCAAGTTCAATTCAAAGATATGAAGCAAGTCGTAGACGAATATAGAGAATATCGCAAACATTCTCAAGGTTTTTATACTACTGGATTTACACAATTGGATGCATATTTAACTGAAGGATATAAACCAAAGGGTATCTGTATTATTGCAGGTTTGCCTGGGATGGGTAAAAGCTCTCTGTGTTTAAGTTCAATGAATAACCTTGCTAATCAAGGTATTTATTCTGCACAGTTTGCATTAGAAATGGATAATAATGCATTAGCCAGTAAACTAGCTTCTTACAATTCGAGAATAAGTGTAGAAAGAATTATAAAGCACTATGATAAATTAACAGATGAAGAAAAGAAACTATTAGAATATGAACTTGATAGATTAGCTACTAATAAGTATCTACGATTTAATGATACGCCATCACAAAATCTGGATACTATTCGAGAACAAATAATGGTATTACAAGATCATTTGAAACAAGAATATATAGTAGTTTCAATAGACTTATTTGGTAAAATAAGAGAGTTTCAAGATAGTGATAGTTTTGCTACAGATTATGAAAAGAAATTAAATGAAGTACAGATTATGGCAAAGGAAACAGGTGTATGTATTATACCTGTTGCACAGATACATAGATTAGAATCTGGAAGAAAATTTAAAAGACCAAAAATGAGTGATTTGAAAAACTCAGGTGCCTGGGAAGAAGTAGCAGATTTAATTTTAGCAGTGCATAGACCGTGGTATGACCCAGAAACAGCAATGAAGAAACAGATAGCTGAAAATGAATATAGATACGGAACAGGAGAAGAACCAGAAGAATTAGAGGACGATCCTAATGAATCTATTGCGGAAGTAATTATTCTTAAACAGAGGATGGGTGAAGGGAATAAGATTATTAATTTCTTTTTTGATAAAATAACAACTAGATATAGTGCTATTACACCAGAATTTCAAGATACTTTGAATGCCCAAAAAGATATAGATCCTGAGGACGTACCCATATGAATATAATTGATGTAGATATATGTAAATCCTGTAAAAATTTAAATCTCTTGACAAAAGAATTTCATCTTTATTATCTAGATTGCAAGATTAATGGAAATAAATTTATTTTGGAAAAAGAATTATTTAACTGTGATTCTTTTAAACCCATCATAGAACAGAAGAAAGAAGGATTCTTTAAAAAATTATTTAAATAGATATGCAAAACTATAACGTAGAAAAAATACTTAAAGATCTTAATATAGCATATAAAAAATCTGGTAATAATGCTAGAATTAAATGTTTAAATCCTCATCACAACGAAAAAGAACCCTCCATGTTTGTTCATTTAGATGACGGAAAGTTTCACTGCTTTGGTTGCGGAACTAAAGGTAATATTTTTACTCTAGCAAAAATGGAATTAAAGCTAGATGATAATGAAGCAAAAAAATATGTAATTGAGCAGACAAAAGGTGGTAATACCGAAGAAGAGGTATACAATCATCTTATAGAAGAAATGTCAAAGAGATCTCAGAAAAAAGAATGCTCTGAATTTACAGAAGTTAGAGAATTAGATACACTACCGATTACTTCTAATTTTTATCTAGAATACCAAAGAGGATTTACTAAAGAAGAAATTCATAGATGGAATATACGGCAGGTTAATACTCCTAGACAACCCTATCATAACTGGATTTATATTCCTATTTATTATAAAGGAAAGCTAAGAACTTGGTTTATTAGAAGTCCTCTTTCTAATAGAAAAGTATATGGTTATCATAAAGAAGGTGATACAGTAGTAGGATATCCAAGAAAGGATATCTTATTTGGATACGATACAATTCCTTTTAATACGGAAGAAGTTTATGGATTTGAAGGAATTTTTGATAAAATTTGGTTTGAAAGAACCAGACGGCAATCTCTAGCGTTTTTGGGTAATAGAATTTCTAAAGAACAGCGAGAAGCATTAAAAAGATTTAAAACTCTAGTTTTAGGGTTAGACAATGATAATGCTAGTTTACAGTTAATAGAAGATGCATTACAGCTATCTTCTGTTTTAGAGGTACGAGTATGGTGCCCACCCGTATCTAAAAAAGATGCAAACGAATGCACACTAGAAGAAATGCTAGAATCTATATTTAAAGAAGTAGATATAGCAGAATTTATAAAATCAGAGAGGTTTTTACAATGGTCCTTGAGCAAGTAGATTCATCTAATATCGATGCAGCAGGATATGATTCAACTAGTAGCAAAATGATTATCAGATTCAAAACTGGTATATATTACGAGTATCTAAAAGTTCCAGAAGTTATTTATAACAGATTTAAAGAAGCACAATCTAAAGGTAGTTTTTTTAATCAAAATATAAGAAATTCTTATAATTGTAATAGAATAGATACCTTATAAGTTTAAATGGTAGTTGTTGCATTATAAGAAATATATTATATTTAAATTACGGAATCAAATAATGAAATTAAAAATAAATTTAGAAAAATTACCTCCTACATATGACTCACTTATTATAGACAGATTAGAAAAGAAAAATCTACCTTCTTGTATGGGTGGAATGCTTCTTCCTATTTTAAATCAGATAGAAGAAATAGAAGACACAGATATTATAGCACCTACTGAAAGTATACCAGAAATCAATCGAGCGAATGTAGATCTAACAGAAGTTTGTGCTAATTCTGACAAAGTCCTTACAGGAAATAGTATGACTGTTTCTGGTTTAAAACATATACTAGCATTTAAAGAATCTAAGGCAAATGCTTTTGTAGACCAATGTGAAAAATGCATTAATTGTACGTATATAGAAGTATGTAATAATCTAACACGCAATACACTACAATCATTTGCAATAATGCAATCTTTATCAATTAAAGGAGTATCGAATGAATAAATTCTTTAGATTTATAGGTTTGGGTCAATGCGGTCTACGAATATCTCAAGAATTTGAAAAAATGGGATTTTATACGTCTATTATTAATTCTGACGAAATAGATGAAAGAGGATATGAGATAGAATCCGATAGATTGCTTGTTTTAAAAGGAACAGGAACAGGTAAATCTTTAAAGATAGGAAAACAAATTATAGAAAATAATAAAAGTAAATTTGAATCCTTTATCAGAAAGAATTGCAATAAGAATGGTGTTACAATCTTTATTGCAGGAGGTGGTGGAGGAACAGGTGGATCTTTTATTGCTCCTGCAGTAGAATATACAAAAAGTTTAGGGTATAAAGTAGGCGTAATTTATACTCTTCCACCTAAAATGCTAGGCATCGTAACAGCAAAAAATTCCTTGATTACTTTAAAAGAACTTTTAAAACTTGAAACAGATTTCTTTATGCTGGTAGATAATGAATTATTAATAGAAGAAGTAGGAAAAGATGATACTTGGTGGGGTAAGATAAATAGAATGATATTATCTACTTTCTATTCATCTACTGAAATTATACGTGAAAATAAAACAGCTCAACAAGGTTTAGGTTCTATAGATAGAGGTGAGGTAATTAGAAGTTTAACTTATGGAAAAGGTTATACAGATATTAGAAGATACTATCTAACCACAGAAGATTGTGGAAAAAGTGAAGAGGAGCTAAGTACTTTACTTTTTCATCCTCAACTTGTAGAAGGATATAATTATAAAGAATCCAAATGTTATTTGGTATCGATAGACGTACCACAATCTGGAAATTATAGCTTGATATCAAAGAAAATATTTGATATTATAAAGCATCGCGTAGGTAATGCTATATCAATATTGGGTATGTTTACAGATCCACTTTTAAAAGATTCTGTTAAAGTAACAATTATAAATTCTGGATTACAATTACCTAAAATACTCCAATCTAGAATAAAGAATCTAAGAAGAGATGAAAATGCTTTTCAACATAAACAAGAAAAGGAGGATCAAACTATTCAAGTTATTTCAGAATTAACATTTGATGAAGATCTCTCACTAGATAAAGACTTTCAACTATAATAGCTATCAAATTATACGGAGGCTTTACATGAATTCTAATGTAGAAACATTATATGTAGAATATACGCAAGAAAAAAATACTTTTAAGAAAGAAAGAATTCTAGGTAAAATATTTAAATGTTATGAACCTTTATCTAATAAACTTTCTTATAAATATTCCAGGATTTTCCCATCATATGAAGCAGAGGATTGGAAAATCTTGGTAAATCTAGGAATATGGGAAGGAGTTAATAAAACTCCTACTAAAGAATTAGTTAGAAAATATATCTACTTTAGAATAAAGCATCAAATTGCAAAAGAAATACAACTTATAACAGCTAGAAAGCAAACTTATTTTCATGAGGTAGAATTAGATTCTGTTATTATTTGTCCAGAAAATTCTGAAGAAACTCGTAAGATTACTAAATTAGATATAGAAGCTGCTATAAATAAATTACCAGATAAAACAAAACAGATTATTAAATTATGGATGGATGATGTTCCAGTATGTCCTGATTCAGCCAAATCATCTTTAATGCAAGCATCAATATGTGATGAAGTTAATCTTTCTTTTCCAGCAGTTTACTTTAGATTAGAAAGAGCATTTGAATTGTTGTATTGTTATCTATCAGATTATAAGGAAAGTATTTATGAGGAATGGTAGAAATATTTGTATCTATATGTCTGATTATAACCTTTATTGTTCTTTAGATAAAGAGGTTAGAGAACTATATTATAAAAAATATGGTCAAGCTCTTTCCAAAAGCGAAGTGATTAATAAAGGATTAGCAGTTTTAAAAGATACATTAACTAAATCAGAAAATCTTTCTGAGCTACCCAAATATAGCAGGATATTCAAGTGATAATTTCAGATAAAATATATATTCCATTATGTAAGTTAGGTGCTAAAGCAAATGATTTAGCTAAGATTTTTACCTATCAAAATCCAGAATATTTTGAAAAATCTAAAATGGGTTTTAGCACCACAAAATGCAGTCCTTTTCTTGCACATTATGCTTTTCAAGAATCCGAAACAAAGGAAAAATGCATAGTAGTACCTAGAGGTGCTATTAAGAAAGTTAAAACTTTTCTAGAAAAGAATAATATATCCTTACGCCACTTAGATAACAGAAATGAAGGTAAAGATATAGATATCGAGTTAACAGACACAAGATTAGAACCCCAGCAGTTAGAAATCATAGAGCTTTTAAAAGCTAATGAGGGTGGATTGATAGAAATGCTACCGGGCGGTGGGAAGACAATTGCTGCTTTGGGTTTTATCTCAAAAGTAAAAAAATCTACTCTTATTCTAGTACATGAACATAGACTTAGAACACAATGGGAAGAAGAAATTAAAAGAAGACTTCAAGGAGATTTTACTTTAGGAAGATTAGATGGTGACGAGAAACGGGAAGGTGATATAACAATCGGAATTATTAATTCCGTTTATCTGATGTATAAAGAAAATAAAGATATCTTTTCAAAATATGGTGTAGTTATAGTCGATGAATGCTTTCCTTGGTATTCTAAAGTATTAACTAATTCTGGATATAAAAATATTAAAGATGTACAAAAAGGAGATATTGTTCTAACTACGAATGAGACTACTAAAGAATTAGAATGGAAATCTGTAGTTAACAATATACAAAAAAAATCAAGAAAAAATCTTATAAGTATAAAACTTAATAATGGTAAAAGTATTGTTTGTACAGAAGATCATAACATATATACTACTAAAGGATGGATATCAGCTAAAAATCTTGTATTAAATGATGAACTTATTACTGTGGATACTATTATTTATGGAAGAACTATCGAGAAGAAAAAAGAAAAACAAAGTGATTGCAATTATTCCCTGTTACATTTGTGGAAAAGATGTGGAAATATTATCTGGAACTCAAACAAAGGAAACTTACAGACTGACAGGAAGAGCATATTGTTCAAGGGAATGTTCAAAAGCTTATGTCAGAAAAACGAGCAGCGAGACAATGACAAGAACAAATTTGAAATATCGAGATATTATTGTCAAAAGAATGTTGGAAAACAATCCTTCAAAGGATCCAGAGATAGCAAAAAAAGCTGTACAAAAAAATCGAGAAAATGGTACTTACGATTTAAATTGTTTCGAACATTGCGGAAATGGGCGGGCATGTTCAAAAGAACATCAATCTTTATTAGATTCTCTGAATTTCATACAAGATATTTGGATAAAAGAATGTCCAGTTCCTACCAAAATGGGAAGAACTTCAGGATATCCAACTTGTTACAAATTGGATATTGGTTGCAAAGAATTAAAAATTGGAATAGAAGTAGATGGGGATACTCATTTAAACAAACAACAGATACAATTAGACAAAAAGAAGGATATATTCTTACAAGGATTGGGGTGGAAAGTATTACGCTTTACTCACTCGCAGATTCACGAAAACTTGACATCTTGCGTGGCGAAGATTATGTCTATGATCTTACAATAGAAGATAATCATAACTATTTTGTGGAAAATATATTAGTACATAATTGCCATCATACACCAGCAAAAATGTTTGAATTAGTAGTAAATAATATACCTGCTAAATATAGAATAGGTTTAACAGGTACTGTTAAAAGAAAAGATCAAAAAGAAATATTAATGTTCGATATTTTAGGCCCTGTTCTTATTTCTATAGGAGCAGAGGACTTGAAACATCGTGTTACTTCTTTTACCTATGAAATAGTAGAGACTAATTGTAAAATAGATGCACCTACAAGAAAACTATGGGCTGATGGTGCAAGAGTAACAAAAGTAGATTATGTTTCTCTTTTAAGCCTACTGGTTAAAAATCAGCAAAGAAATACTATAATTTTAGAAAAAATTATAGAATCCATAAAAGAAGGATATAAGCCTTTAATATTATCAGATAGAGTAGATCATTGTAAATATCTTTATCAATATTTATTAGATTTAGGATATAATGTTGTATTATTAATAGGAGCTACACGCAAGCAATCTAATTGGGAAGAAATCAGACAAGATAATAGCATACAAGCTATTGTAGCACAGCGAAGCATCGCTGAAGAAGGTCTAGATTACCCTTCTCTATCCGCACTGCATTTAACCTGTCCATCTACTAATTTACCAAAACTAAAACAAAGAATAGGACGTATTAGACGTGTAGCAGAAGATAAGATATTACTACCTAAAGTATACGATTATGCAGATAATGCAGTACAATTAAAAGATCAATTTGGAAAGCTTCAGTTTCCATTAAAGAGATCGGCAAGATCTCGTGAAAGTTTTTATAAAAAGTTACAAGAGGAATATGAAAGTGCTTAATATATACATGAGCACATATTTGGAGAAGAGATCTATAATTAAATGGATACGCAAGAACAACAAATTTCTCTCAATGAGAAATCATTAGATAAAAATGCAAAAGTAAGTAGAAATTTTGAAAATAGAACAGAATTGGAAACACAAGAGTTATATGATACAATAAAAGAAGCAGTATTGTGTGCTCAAGATCCTCAAAACGATGATTCTGATAAAGCACTGGCCTTTATTGTATTTGTATTTGATCCTCTTATCAGAAAGATAGCAGGAAAGATCTACTTTTATATCAAAGATTGTGAAGAATATGAGGATATTCTTCAAGAAACTTACGCTACCTTTATACGATTAGTATATGGGTATAATCCTTCCATTTCCGCCTTCCCTTATTACATTAGAAATATGTTACCAAGACAAGTTAAAGCATGGAGTCAAAGAACAAAAAGAAAATCTTACATTCCAGTAGATACTGTTATAGTTGATAATGCAATAGCAGATCCTTTTATGAATAGTAAGGATAGTGTTTATGAGAGATATAATAGCTATGTAATGCAAGAAGAATATAAAGAATTTATTATGCAAAGAGCAGAAAGAAAAACAAAGAGTAATACAGTAAAAGAAGTTTGCTATAATTACTTTTTGGGATCTTCCTCGTGTACTCAACTTGCAAAAAAATTAGGAATTTCATACCACGCAGTCTACGAAATTATACAAAGAATTAAACTGGAACTTCAAGTATTTTTAGAAGAAAATACTCTTACAGAACTTGAAGCTAGCAGTATGTTTCAGGATGAGACAAAAATAGATATAGAAAAATGATAAAAAGTATATTAGTATTAATCTCCAGTGAAATTCATTGGAAAGTAAAACAAAAGTGTAAGCATAATAAATTGACTATTCAAGAAGTTACAGCTACACTCTTAGAAGAATTTTCTAAAGGAACTTTTGATAGTTTACTAAATATCAAATAATACCTTAAAGATTATATTTGTATTATTATTTTTATAACAATGTCAGATTTATTAACTAGCAGATTATTAGATCCCTCGTATTCTCCTTCAACTACTACTCTACCCACGTTTTTAACTCCTAGTAAAAAAGAATGCCCAGTACGTTTTACTACAGATATTGTCGAATTCTGTGAGCACGAAGAATTTTTGGGTACTAAGCTAAGACCACTACAAAAAAACTTTCTTGTCGATTTATATTCATTAGACGATTCCGGATATCCAAAATACGATACAGGTGTTTTTATAGCAGGTATGCGTGGTGGTAAATCTGCTTTAGCAGCATTTATAGCTGCATTTCAAGTGCACAGATTACTATCTATGAAGGAACCAGCATTAGAGCTGCATCAGATTAAAGGGCAACGTCTTACTATACAATTTATTGCTAACTCCGAAGCACAAGCGAAAGAAACGGCGTATGCTACCTTTGAAACACTTATTACAGATTCATTTTGGTATCAAAAGTATATAGGATGGTTAAAAGAGAGAGAAAGAGAAGAACATCTTCCTGTAAATTCATTATTTGAACATAAAGCACAAAGTATAGAATTTTATGAAAAGAATGTTGCTATTTTATCGCTAAATTCTAACTCCGCAACTGCAGTAGGTAAAACTTCAGCATGCTGTATATTTGATGAGCTTTCTCGTTTTGATGTAGCGGAGAATGATATACAAGCTAAATCACAAAAGCGTGTTGCACAAGCTATTTATGACGGTGTAGCTAAAGCAGCAACATCTCTAATGCCTTTTTCTAAGGTTGTTACTATTACATCTCCTATGTATGAAGATGATTATGGCATGAGATTATTATATCAATCTGGTACATTTAAAGGCGGAGAACAAAGTGGTATTATTCATACTCTAAGAAGGCAATACCCTGATAAAGCAGAAAGAATGCTAGGATATCATTATACTACTTTTGAAATGAATCCTCTAAAGGATGCAAATGGCAATATTATACCAGGTGGATTTAGCCCAGAACAAAGCTTTTTCAAGAGTAAAAGAAATGAGAGTCCAGAAGGTTTTAGAAGAGACTTTCTTGCTATACCACCCTCAGCAGTAAGTCCTTTCTTTGAATATCCTGAAAGAATAGAATCCTGTATTGTCAAGAATTCACAAGCAGTAATTTTCTTTGATAGGGAATTTCAAGAATCTGTAGACAGAGATGGATTACCACTAAGTGTTAGACATTATATAGGTAAATCTTTGGAAATAGTTAAGCCCAATAAAATGAAAGATTACTATATATCATGTGACCAGGGTGAAAAGAAAGATGCGTTTGTTGTAGCAATGGCACACGGAGAAACTATAGCTTATAGAACAGTAAATACAGAAGGAAAAGAAATAGAATATACTAGATATAAAGTTATAATAGATTTTATTGAATGTTGGGTTCCAGATCGAGAAAAACGTGTAACAGTATACTTTCCTAATGTAGAAGAAATCATATTTAAACTCCACCAAAATTTTAATATTAAGAAAGTAGTATTTGACCAGTGGAATAGTACAGAATCTATTCAAAGATTATTTAGTAAAGGAATAATGACAGAAAAAACTAATCCTTCTGAAAATCTAAAGAAATATGAGATTCTTAAGACATTATTTTATAATGGTCTTATAGAAATGCCTCAAAACGATAGGCTACTTAAAGAATTACGACAACTTAATTTGATACGTGGTCAGAAAGTTGATCACAGTTCTTCGGGAAGTTCGGATGCCTCCGATGCTCTAGCTAGAGTCGTATTCGAAGTATATATAAATGTATTGCAACAAGCGGTGCAAGGTAATGTTATTACTAATCCTATGCAGGTAGGCTTGCCCACATTAAGGGGCATTGCAGGGATGCAAGAATATATGAAGTCTCCTATGATAGCACCTACTGCTGGTTTACCTATTAATAGAACGCCAGGTAGTATAGGAGTAAGCAGTGTTTTTAGTAAAGGAACTAAAGCCCCAGAACAAAATGTCTTCCCAAATTTTCTACTTAAATAAAGGAGATTAAGAAAATGAGCGTTTCCAAACAACGATTACAGGAAATAATGGAATTTTGCTTAGAACAAGGAGAAGAAAAAACTAGAGAATCTTTTAATATTACAGTATCTACATTGGAAAAGTATAAAAGATTATATAAAGAACAGGTAAGTGATGATATAAATAAAAAGATTTATCTTGGACAGATTTTTGAAAGATTTAGCGAAGCAGAACTTAAATCTATAGCAGAAGGATCAAGGATTATACCAGGTGAACATTCATCTCCAAAATTAAATTTTGATGGTGAGAAAGTAACATTTGGTGCGATGGGTGATACACATATTGGAAGTGTCTATTTCAAAGAAGAATTACTAGAACAAGCAATAGAGGAATGTGATAAGCAAAATTGTCAGTTTATTTGTCATACAGGCGATCTAACAGACGGAATGTCTAGAAGACCAGGTCATGTATACGAACTCAAGGATATAGGATATCAAAGGCAGAAAGAAAGAGCTGTACGATGCTTTTCACAATGGAGAAAACACTGGTACTTCATAGATGGCAATCATGACCGTTGGTATGTCGAAAATAATAATTCTGGTGCAATTATAGCAAAAGATATTTGTAATGAATTAAATCACTTTGAACAAGGAGCCACTTTTCTAGGGCATGATGAAGGAATTATTACACTAGGTGATATTAAGATTATGTTATGGCATGGAATAGATTCTTCTAGCTATGCTACTTCTTATCGACTGCAAAAACTAGTTGAAGCTTTTTCTGGCGGTGAGAAACCTAATGTTTTATTGGCAGGGCATGTACATAAACAAGGATACTTTTTTGAAAGAAATATTCATTGTATTAGTACTGGAGCAATATGTTTACAAAGCAGATGGATGCGAGGAAAGAGGCTGGCAAATCACAGCGGATTTTGGATCATTACGATGTGGATGAATGAAAAAGGAGTAAGTAAATTTCAACCAACTTGGTATCCATTTTACATGTAAGTAATCTATAAAACAAAATGCAGTAGTTAACTACTGCATTTTGTTTGTTTAGCATATCTTATCACAACTTGACGGATCTTATCTCAACCCAACCCAACGTAATAAATTGAAACTCATTATACTATACCTTATCTGATATACAATTTTTTTCTAATAGAAAACTATTCTCGTTTATTTCTGACTCTTCTTGAAAAACAGGAATAGTAATAATCTTTTTCTTTCTTAAAGAAAGAAGATCCGAATCACTAATTTCAATAGTTTTAGAAACTATTTTTGTAGAAAAGAAAAATCCTGGATATTTCATTCCATTTTCTGTTTCAAATACTTGAAGATAAACATTATCGTGATCTCTCCAGTAATATTCATCTTTATTGAGATTTAAATCTTTATAATCTTTTTTAACACTAAAACTAGCAGGAACTTTTTTCATTATTTTAACAATCTCCTTAACTTAATATAACTTAATATAACTGAACGTAACCCAACGTAACTCAACTCAACTGAATTAAACATAACCTAACTTACTCTTCTATATACTCAATAGATTTAACATTAAATCTACCGTAGTATCCATTTTGACTTGGTCTGAATCTTAATAATCCTATAAATTTACCTGCTACATCTAAATGCCTTTCAAATACCTTTCCACCTTGGGTGGTAGCAATAGATTCATCAACTATAAAAAACTTTGCTTTTCCAGACCAAGATTCTATCTTTGGAAAAATTCTAGGTACACGTGTTGTACCACCTCTTGTTCCATCTGCAGGAACAAGCAATCTTTCACCTTGAACATCCTCTTTCTTAATAGAAAGAACAATGGGATCTACCACCATAAGACCTGCTTCAAATTTCTTGGTCCAAGTCTTCTTACCTTCGCCTTCAATTCTTTCAGACAAATACTTTGCTGCATTTGTCAGACAGTTTTTTAGAGCCATTGGAGGAATAATTACATAACCTTCGTCATTGTAATGCATTCTTTCCTTCCAAGTTCTCTCTTCATAATCTGCATTCTTCTCTCCTTCTTTCTTTGGAACTTCATAATACTTTGAAAAACTTAAAGGACTTGCTCCTTCAATTTCAACTATTGCTGCTTTCATTTACTTTTACCTCATTTATTTTAAAATATTTTACCTTACTATACCGAAATCCAACTCAACGAAACGCAACCCAACACAACTTAACTCAACGAAACGCAACGCAACCAAACTTAATTAGTTTATAAGTTCTAGTGCAAATACTTTACAGATTCTTTTTCTATTTTTGCTCTAACAATTTGACATTCTTCTATTTCTAAAGAATAATCATATTTAGAAAATAGAGAAGTAACATTAACATATATCCACCAAAAGAAATTTTGTATTCTTGTAGGATAGTATCCTTTATCTAACATATCTTTATAATATTGTAGTTTCTTTTTTATATTCATATAATTCTTACCTTAACTGAACTCAACTCAACAAAACTCAACAAAACTTAACATAACACAACCCAACACAACTTAACAGAACCGACTACAACATATCACTTTATTTCTTTCTAAATAAAGAACTAGAAGAAATTTCTGGAAATTTAATCTCTTTCTTCTTTTCTTCTTTTCGTTTTTCTACTGCAATCGAAGGAAGAGAAAGATTTTGAATACTATCTTCTTTTTTAATTTCTTGTCTAATTTTTTCTATTGTAACTTTTGGTATCTCCTTAAATTTTTTGGATAACTTTTCTACTTCTTTTTTATTTTGTTCCACTTCTATTTTTCTTAATTCAGTTTCTCTTTCTAAAGAAATATCTTCCCAATGTTGCATATCTTCAAATAATTCTTGGGGACGAATATATTCTATAAATTCGTGTTTAATAGTTTTTTGATCGATATCTACTTGAATTAATGTAGCACCAATATCCACAGGGTTATCAGATCCCATAAATGCTGTTTCCCACTGCCAACAGGGTGTATGAATAATTTTCACTCCATCATGCGCCTCATATATTCTATGAAGATGAGAAGCAACAATCATTCCTATTTTTGCAGTGTTAGTTTTATAATATCTTTTAAAAGCAGCAGTAATTTCAGAAGATGGTGTTTTCCCTTGATGTCTGAAGTTAATACTTGGCATATTATATTTACTTAAGGATAAATTAAATTCCTTTTTATAATGATTTCCTTTTACATTATGTAATGTAATTAAATTTTGTGTAATTTGTCTATCTGCATCGAACCCCGTTCCTTTACCTGTATGATATCCTGAACCGCTGCATCCATAGATTATAGTATTTTTACCTACTAAAGGAGATAATAATTCTACAGCAGAGTTTACTTGATCCTCCATATCAGGAATACAGAGTGTAGTAGCATCTTTTCCACCAGGACCATCCACTATATCACCATTAAGAATTAGATAATCAGGATATTTATATTTTTGAATAAATTCTTCCCATTTGTTTATTGCCCATAATTGATAAGAATTTGTATGTTCATTAAAATACTTTCTAGGCGTTAGACCATAAATAGAACCCACATGAACATCTGCTAAAACTAGTAATTTAATAATCATATATACTTAAACCTCTTTTTAATATAATTTACCTTAACATAATAAAACGCAGTATAACCCAACAAAACTCAACAAATCTGAACGTAACCCAACGAAACGAAATATACCTTAATAAATATTCTTTTCATAATAATCTTCTCCTACATCTATTTAAAACTTTTATAATATTTTGTAAAGATAATTGTTTTAATAATTGATATAAAGCTTTAGATACATAAATTCTATTTTTATAATACAAACCGTCTATATTTATAGCATATTCTATATTGTTAAAAGAAGAATTTATTAATATAAAAGTGTTTTCTTTATCTAGATGCATTATTTTATCATGTATTATAATCACATATTGCCTCTTTTCTTCATCAGTTTTGAAGCTTCGTCTTTCATATGTTCTAATATCATTTTAATTATAGAATCACATTGTGATTGTTTGACTCTATGAATACAAATAGAAGTATCAAAAGATTTTAATCTTCTTTGTTCAAATTCAAATCCAGATATTTCTTTACATCTTTTTAGAACCTTTAAAATACTTTCGTTTGATAAATTATTACAGATATCATATAGTTCAACGGAAAGATATACACAAGGATATATACTACTCTGATTTTCATAGTATTCAGAATGTTGTAATAGTAGGCTACTAGTAATACTAAAAGGTTTCATTAGTCATCTTTGTTGTAATACAATTATTTGCTTTTCCATCTTTCAAATGTTCTTGTCCAAACTTCATCCGCAATTTTTTGTAATCTACTTTTTTCTTTTCTTTTCTCTGCTTCTTTTTGTAAATCTTTTAAAATTTCTTCGTCTTCATGCTTTATCATTTCTCTTGTTACTATATCAAATTGTCTTTCAGCAATATCTTTCATAGATATATTAGGCATAGAATTAACAGTAAATGTAGGAGGATATACTCTTTGTGCACATATACCTGTTGCACCTGTAGAACTCATAGTCCCAATAGGAGTACCTAGCTTTCTTCGGTCATAATCAATTTTATGTATTTCTGTACATTTCTTTAAAAGATTTGTAATACCTTCTTTATTTAATTTTTTACATATTTTACTTAATTCAGGTGATGTAAGTATAATTGTATGATCATATCTATCACTATCTATATAATACTCTGAATTCTTTAATAATGTATCAGATATAACAGAAAAGTTATTTCTATCTGTAAGTGTAATATTAGTTAGATGAACACTAGGTAAATGATATGCCATTTTAATTATACCTTTAACTTCTTAATTTTCTTTTTTGAAACTTTGTTTGATTTAAAAGTATCCCAGAATCCTTTAGAATTATTAACACTAGCTGATAACTGTGTATAAAAACCTGTTTGACCTGTTTGATTAGTAGAAACAGTATTTTGTGGAGTATACGAATTTGTAGAAACCCATACAGGTCCTATCATAGTTGTACCAGAAGCAGATACATTTGCAGGCTTGGTACCTGGAAGAGAAGTCCAGGTACGATTATCAAATATTCTAGATCCAAGAATACTGGGACTTACCCTGATACACTTTCTTAGCAAGGTCTGCATTCCTTCTTTTGATAAGTGACTACATATATCATATAATTCTTTTGAAAGAAAGATAACACCATTATCAAAAATTGATGTAGCATCTATATTAATACAATATTCTTGTTGATATAAATGTTCTGAAATTTCAAGTTTTATTTTAAATGTTATTTCCATAATAGTTCAAGAATATAATAAATTAAATCTACCTGATCATCCGTGAATTTCCATCTTTTATTTATTCTGCTATCAGCCCATTCAAAAGGATTATTTCGTTTCTCCTCTGACATAGCACACCAATCACAACACATTTCTGCTATATCTAATTCAGTCATATTAGTAGAATCTACTATTTTAGAAGGATTCTTATCACGATCTTCTATATTTATAGTAGAAGAAGAATCAAAGTATTCCGGATGATGACTATTGGTATGAACGTGGTGTTCAGTAGCATCATTCATTTCCTTTCTTTGTGCTTTTGAAACTGCACATTCCTTTCCTTCATCTTTATCTTTATATTCCCAAGATATAAGAAGATACGGATCTAGCTCAGGTTCTTTATATTTACTTAAATCGTGATCTTCACCTCTTTTTGTCATTTCTTTAAAAGTAATAGGATCTATTTCAAATAACTTATTACAGTATTTTTGAACTAATTCTCTATGCAGATCTGTCCTTTTCTGAAAATATTTTAATAATTCTGATTTATCATTTGGAAACATTATTTTCCTCATTTAAAGAATTTAAAAATGCTGTTAATTTTAATCTTTCTTCTTTTCTTAATAATATTTGATCAGACCAGGGTGTTCCTTTTGTTATAATATGCCAGATATGGCGTAATTTAGATCTTAATGGTCTTTTAAAATCATTAACACCTAGATTATAAAAAGAGATATAAAGAAATCTATTATCAATCTCTTCATTTACTTCTTCTTCATTTTCAAATTCTAACTGTAGTAATTCTGTATGACAATCACATTCAATATATTCTGTTTTCATTATGTTTTATCCTCCATTCTTCTATATAATTGTTTTGGTCCTTTATACAATCTCCAGAATAAAATAGCCTCAGATTTTACTGCCTGTTTTTCTGTTAATTTCTCATCTACTATTTTATCGTTATTACGATTAAAAAGCGTAGCCCATTTTTTATAATCTTTTTGATATAATAAATTTCTCGCAGCCCATGTAAAATCGAACCTATTACAATACTTATCTATAACTGTCCTTGTTAATAATACTTGTTCACCGAAAGCTTTTTTAAATCTATTTAATTCTACTTGACAAGCATTTAGATGATTAAGCTGATCATAAGTGATATATTTTTTCATATATTATCCTCTACAAAAATATTTTATATTTTTACTACATACCTTCTCCTGCATAAGGTCTTTCACCACAGTTTCTGCATTTTCCATAAATAAATTTATAGCTATGATATCCATGTTTGCAATCTTTTATATCACAATCTGTATAAATATAAAGTTCTTTTCCAGTATTCGGATCATAACCAGATTGAATTTTTTGTTTCTCCTTTCCACATATTGAACAATATCTAGAATAGATCATTTCTATCCTCCTTAAAGATAATTAGAACAAAAATATTTTATTAATTTTTTGGTATGTCTATCAAATGCCAAAGGAATTATTTTATATGTATCATAATATTTTAGATAATGCAATCCCCAAGTCATATATATTAGATCATAATTGCTTAACCTTACCAAGTTAAGATCTATATGATCTATAAAAACAGCATGCAAATTGTTTTTATCACAATAGCATCTAAGTTTTTTAATATAGCTTTTGGAAAAGCTATTACCTATTTGTATATAAATTCTATATATGTTACTTAAATCTTTAAATTGTTTTAATTGTCTTAAAATAGCTTTTTTTGGATCTAAACCTCCACCATATAAATATACTTTTATAGGTTTAAAAGAAGATTTTGTATAACATCTAATTCCTAATCTTTCTTTCCAATGCGGTATATATACTCTAATTTCTCTATTAAATAGTCTAGCACCTAAACCAAAATCATCTATAAATATCAGATGATGTGTTTTTCTATATAACTTATAAGCTAGAAGGAATGAACATTTCTTTACATCTATATATACTACGTCACCTTGTTTAATCTTAATAGAAGAAATATTATTTTTTGCTATTGCTTTAAAAGAAGGGTATTTGGCAATGTGATCTAACGCTCTTTTATAATGTCCTGTACCATACCTTTTGCATACAGGAGCATATATATAATATGCATTAAATATTTTCATGCTGCTATATCCTTTCCTTCTAATTTATAAGTTTTAACTAAATACTTTCTTAAATGTTCAAGTATTCTAACTCTATTTTTTTCTATATAACTAATAGAGATACCAAGCTTTTGAGAAACTTGAGGATAAGATAATCCTTCTACATGATACGAAAGAATTAATTGTTTATCCTTTTCTGATAGAGTATTTAAAGCAGAATCCAGCATTCTCATATCTTCTTCTTTCATGAAATTTTCTTCTAAATCATTTTTAGAATGCTTATCTACATATTCTAGAAAACCAACTATATTACTTTCTATACTTTCTGTAGAATAAATATGTTCTCCTTCTTCGTTCTTAGATCGAGAAAGAGTACCTTCTTTTCTTAATCCATCTATTATCGCACCAGATAGCCTTTTAGAAGCATAAGTGCTAAAAGTATACCCTAATGTAGGATTATATTGTTCTACAGCATGAATTAATCCTATATAAGAATGCGATAGAATAACACTGGGATCTGCAGTAAAGAACTTTCTTGACATAATCTCTGCAGTCTTTTTTGCTAATTGAATATTATCTACTATCAATTCATTACGAAGATCTATATCTTTTGATTTATAATAAGCAAACCACTTATCATTTATTGTCATCATAATCCTCAAAAAGATTATATTGGATATTAAATTCAACATCATTTTTGGACCCACAAGACGGACAAGTGGAATCTTTTATTTTTGAATTCCAACATCTTTCACATTTATTACATCTATAAATATATTCTTCCATATATCATACCTTCTTTTTTGGAAATTGAACTACGCTTGGTTCTTCTCTGCTTATAATACAATTTTCAAATTTAGCTTGTTCTCTTTTAAACTTTTTAACAAGAGATGCTTTGTCACTTTCTTTTTGATTTTCAAGATATTTTGGAACAGCAATTTTCATTTTATTTATAGTGCTATCTCTTTTGGCAAGAGCTCTTTCAAAAGCAATAGATTCACCCAATTTTTCATCATATGTATCACCATCAATAATATTAAGCTTGGCGGTACCTACATAAATTCTATCTAGATCATAATCAAGAATCCAGCATTTAGTTCTTGGTCTAGCTGTAAGATAATGTCTAAAATTAACAAAATAAAGTCTACCATTTACTGTGTATTTAAAGTAATTCATTTTTCTACCTCTTCCTCTTGTTTTTCTTCTTTTCTTTTAATTATAGGTTTTCCCCAAATATTAGAATTAATTATTTTCACTAAAAGCTCAAAAATTAATATTGCAGGGCTAATAAGTGCTATAAGAACAAGAATAGCTAATTCACCTAAAGAGATAAATTCTTTATCTACTAACTCTTTTTTAATCGTATTATATAAATAGACACAGGCACAGATAAACCAAATCAATAAAAATATTTTAAACATATTCAAGCTCCTTAGATTTTAAATTCAAATAAAAAAAGTGATCCGATACTTTTAGGGGTGCAGGAGGTCTTTGAGATGAACTAAAAATTGGAGGGTTTTTGTCATTTCAAGTATCGGACCACTTTTAAATTTATTATATAAATAATAAACTATTTCTTATTTACAGCACGCATTACTTCCATCACAATTTGAGGGACCTGTCATACAAGTTTTACCTAAACTTGCACAATCAACTACTGGTTGACAATTGGAAGGCTCTAAACAAACTATAACTTTATCATTGCTATCACAACCCAAAGAAACAGAACCAGTTACATTAGTAACTAAGAAAAGAGGTATTTCTTTTTCTGCATCACAAGCAGCAAATATAACAAGACAAATTATTACTAAACTCATATAAATTTTTTTCATTTTATTTAAATCTCCTCGATTGATTTGCTAGTAATTTATGCCAAAATTTTGTTGGAAGAAATATATTTTCTATTGTAGCTGCTTCTTGAAACAATGGAGATATATCCTTATGTGAGTGCCCTGCTAATCCACAACCTATTTCTGTTACTAAGAAAATATTTTCTGGATGTTGCTTTGCATATTGTATAAATCTATCAACATATACTTTAATCTTCTCAATAGTCAGTTTATTAGAGATAGAAGCATTTACTGTAGGAATACCATATGTTCTACCTTGAATACCCTCACCTTGACCATATTTAGCACCCCAAGACATAGCAGTTTTAGCAGCACCCTTTCCATGTCTACCAGAAATGTTAGAACCAAATACAAATATTTGATTAGGTTCTAGAGAAATTATATTATTGGGTGTTGTTCTATCCATATACATTACATATCAAGTATATCATTCATAAATCTATCAATAACTTCTTGGTTTACTTGAAACTCTTCACCCTCTTCCTTTAACTTAGTAAATCTTGATATGATACTCTTAGCTTCTTTCTGTGTGAGAATACCAGATTCTTCTGCTTTTTCAACCTCTCGACGAAATTTATACATGGGGTAATTAGCTGCTTTAATTAGCCGATCCGCTTCTTCATCTGTTAAGCGCTGCCCTTTAAAATAGTACATCATCTACCTACTATACTACTTATTTCACAAAACTTGGTTTCATTATATTTCCATAATTTTTAATTTTCTTTTTTTCCACCCCTAAATCTTTTCTTTAGGAATTGAAACTTTTGGAACTTTTATACCTACATCTTGTTTATATTCTTTTGTGTTGCACTTTCCTAAACCTCTTCCAGTACCTGGCCCTTTACCTTCCGGTCCTGTTCCATCTTGTCTTGGCATAATATTACTCCTTATTATAATTATTCAATTTATCTTCTAACCAACAAATATATTCTTCAGTATAAGGAACATTAGGATCATTCCAATTTCTTGAAGGTTTATTTGTTTCATTTTCATATTGTTTTTCATATTTACAATTTATATTACTCATTTCACAAAACTAGGTTTTCCTTCACTTATTTCTTTTGATTTATACGTTGGTGGAAGAATTAACATTTTATAATTTACCCACAAGTTTCATTGTGCTATCTATAAATTTCATTATACTGTCTGTAATGTTTCTTATTCTTTTAACTTCTTCTTCAAGATCTTTTTTCTCTTGTTCAAGAATTATTATTCTTTCTTTAAGATCTTGTACTGTAAGTTCTATATCCATTTATTTTTCATCCTTCTTTTTTGTTATAGTATAATCACTTTCTATACCAGAAATAGCTTTCTTCCACTCAGGCCAAGAATTAACTTCTTCAGCTGCTTTGTAAATAGATTCAATCATAGCATTGTTTAATTAGAACTCCCACCACCAAATTCTTCCAGAAAATTGTCCATAATAATCACCAGAATTTAGAATAACTTTTTTAAATCCCATATTTTGCATTTCAGTTATTAAAGATCCTTTCGAAAACTCATGAACCCATACTTCTGTAAATAATACATAATACAAAGTTATAGTTGTATTTCTATATCCAGAAACAACTACAAAAATATTAAGATGCTTATCTAGATAAGATTCTCTAAGTCGTTCTCCATATTCTTTTCTGTTGATTATCATTTCTAATTCTTTTTGTTCTTTTTCTTTTTCTTTTAAAACTTTTATTTCTGGGGTTTCATCAATTATATTTTCAGCTTCTCTAAAAATAACTCTATTTTCCAAATACCAACTAGGTTGATTATTTATATAATTTGATACATTTGAAATAATACACAATAGACCAACTATACCAAAGAAAACAGTAAAAATTATTTTTGGGCCTTTGTTTGTACCGGAATAAAATTTACTTATTTTTTGTTGAATAAGTCTTAATAAAGATACTAAAAAATTTTTCATATTATTTACACTCCTTACAATAAGCAATACCTTTACCACCATTAACAAGTTCTTCTACAGGAACAGATCTACCACATTTAGAACAATTACTAAATCCTTCAACTAAAATAGGTCTTAATTCACCTTGTCTCCAATTTTTACAATTTAAACCTTCTTCTTCAGAAAAAGATTTCTTCATACCGTAATCACCATTAGGATGAAAACAATGATAGATACTAATAAAGACGCAGTTATTACAATGTTTTATTTCTTTAGAATCCATTTTAAAATTTCTATCTCTCTATCTATTTTAATGTATTCATCAAAGTTAAAAAAAGGACTACCTATATTTTTATAAGATCCATCTTTTAATTTTTCTTGTAATTTCTTTATTCTATCTTTAATTTGTTTTTCAGTTTTCATATTTTATCTTTATGCTCTGGTGACTGGGTTCGAACCAGTGACCATTCGGTTAACAGCCGAAGGCTCTTCCAACTGAGCTACACCAGAATATATTATACACCTATTTCTTTTACTTCAGCTTCCAGTTCAATTTCTTTCTTTTTGAAATACCAATCTATACCTTTTTTACTAAAATATACTGCTAATCCAGAGATACTTGTTATAATAGCATCTATAATGATATTTCCTGTATGAATTTGTATTCCATTAGATGTAACTTCTATAGATGAAGAAGTTTCTTTTTTTGCATCTTTCATCATATATATTTCATGTGTTATTTCTGGCTTTGATTTAAAGAAATAGGAGTGATTTATCACTCCTATTCCTAATCCACCAAAAATAATTATTAAAAACGAAGAAAAGTATATTACTCTCTTCTTGATTTTCATACCGCTCCTTCTTCAAATAGAGTATTTTGCTCTACTTTCTTTTCAGATTTCTTATTTTGAATTTTAATAGGCTTATATTTAATAGTTACAAGTTTAGATTCCCTAATTATCTCACGATATTGTGAAAGTTTGGCTTCTAACTGGGGCATATGCCTCTGAATGATAAGCATATTTTTGTCCCAAAGATCTGCAGTATATTCATTTTCCACTAACTCAATAGAATGACCGAATTTGTTAAACCTCTCCCAAACTTTTTCAAAAGAACCTTCATTTAAAAGAGATAACTGATAAATACAAAGTGTTTTTCCTGTCGCAGTTTTGTGCAAAAGCTCCCCTGACAGTTGAATACCTAAAGATGGAAGAAGAAACTTTCTTTGTTCTTCATTATCACCTACAATAGTATCTTCAAACAATCTTCTACCTTCTAAAATGCTTTGAAAGATAGTAGAGCAATATAAAGCTGTTCCAATACCTTGTCTTCTATATTCTGGAACAGTTCCAACACTACCAAATTTCAAAATATGACTTTGAGGACGTCCAGCAGCCATCATTGCACCAAGAATATTACCAGAAGTATCTTCACAATGCCAGCAGCTGATAGTATTTCCTTTTATTTTATCTTTAATTCCCTCAAGAAAAGTAAATCCACCGAGAGCACAACTAATTTTGGGATGATTAAATATTAACTGTACTTTTTCAGCTTGCGATGATTCACTAATACAAATCTTATACATGATATCTCCTTTAAAAAAGAATGTGGAGACGTGAGGTCTCGAACCTCAGTCCATGCTAGACTGTAGTCTAGCCGCTCTCCCTGTTGAGCTACGCCCCCGATATGCTTAATTATATGAATTGGATAGAATTACTCTATTATTTTTTTTCATCGACAGATTTATTATCTATCAATGCTAATCCTAATAAAGCACTCTCTAAAACGGTGATTTTATTATGTGGAAGTTTTAATTCATATATATAATTGATAAATTCAACTACTTCATGAATAAAAGTAGAATATCTCATAGCAGGAGGAGCAGATTTGTTTATTAGAATTTCTAATGTAGCAAATCTAGCTTCTCCCATATCATTATCTATCTTTTTACCATTAACTAATTTAACTGTAATAACATGAGGTCCAATAATAATTCTTTTTGGTACCTTATTTCTCTTTACACTATTTTTAGTTATTCTTATCATATTTTAATTTTTGTTCTTTCTGTTATTGCAGCAGTTTCACAATTTTTTAATATTTCTGGACAATCTTCTTGTTTTAATATATATTCTCGAATTGCTCTAATTGATTCTAAATCTATCTTTTTTAATTCTTCTTTTGCTTCTTTATCTGCTATATCTGCTAAAACATCCGGAGTAAAAATTTCATCTTTAGTTTTTTCTACAATTTTTTCTCCATCCCATTTTAATTTATA